GCCCAGCAATTTCAAATCGAGGAAATGAGACGCCAAGGGGCGATGAATTCCCCAGCGCCAGCAGCAAACATTGATGCAGGCGATCCTGCCGGGGATACCGCAAAAGAAGCCCTTCGCAGAAAAGGCATGCGGAAATCTATTCTCGCCGGGGAAAGCTCGCAGGCTCCCATGACGACCGGCTACTCAACTCTCGGTTGATTCAGTTTTGACTGATACCAAATGACCGGAAAAAATCCCGAACTCGCCGACAAGGTTTTGCAGCGCCATGCGGAACTAGTGCATCAGCGGGCGACATGGGAATCGCTCTGGGAGGACATCGCGAAGTATGTGATGCCCCGGAAGGCGACGATGTTCACGCAGACGACCTCGCCCACCACCGAAGACGAGGCGCAACTCTTCGACGCCACTGCGGTGCGGGCAAACATGATTCTGGCCAATGGCCAACTCTCATGGATGACGCCGCTCGAAAGCCGGTGGTTTTCACTGGAACCGCCGAAGGCCATGGAGAGCGAGGACGACATCGAGCAGTGGTTCAAGCGTTGCACCGAGGTCATGCAGGCCGAACTCAGCCGGTCGAATTTCTACACCGAAATCCACGAACTCTATCTCGACCGGGGTGCATTCGGCACGGCGGCGATCTTGGTGGAAGGCGGGAAGAACAATTCCTTAAATTTCACGAAGCTCGATCTCGGATCGTTCGCGATCAGCGAGGACGACGAGGGCTATGTGGACACGCTCTCTCGCGAGTATGAGATGACGGCACGGCAGGCCGCGCTCAAGTTCGGCGTCGAGAACTTGACCGACTCGATGAAGAAGGAACTGGAGAAGCCCAACTCCAACCGCAAGTTTTCCTGTGTCCACCTCATCGCCCCTCGCGGCCCGGGCGAGATTGAAATGGGCAAGCGCGATGGCGCAAACAAACCCTACGCCAGCGTGTATGTGGACAAGGCGAGCAAGCATGTCTTCCTGTCCAGCGGCTTCGATGAGCAACCGTTCTTCGTCACCCGCTACCTCAAGTGGAAGAACTCCGAGTGCTACGGCTACTCGCCAAGCTGGACCGCGCTGCCGGAATGCAAGCAACTCAACTTTCTTGAAAAGCAACTCGACTCGCTCGCCGAGATTCATGCGTTCCCGCGCATTCTGATCCCTGCCGGGTTCGATGGCGACATCGACCTCCGCGCCGGGGGCGTGACTTACTTCGATCCCAACAACCCCAACGCCACGCCACGGGAATGGGGAACCAATGGGCGCTACGACATCGGTGTCGAGCGGGCCGAACAAAAACGCAAGGCGATCAACGAAGCCTTCCATGTCGATCTCTTCCAGATGTTCGCGCAGTTGCAAAAGCAGATGACCGCCCGCGAAGTCGCCGAGCGAGCGAGCGAGAAGCTGATCCAATTTTCACCGACCTTTGCGCGACTCACCACGGAGCTATTCAATCCGCTCCTTCGCCGGGTCTTTGCGATCCTCGCCCGCGCTGGCAAGTTCCCTCCCCCACCCCAACAACTCACGATGGTCGGTTACATCCCCGAACCGGATGTCGCCTACAACTCCCGAATCGCCCTCGCGATCAAGTCTCTCGAAAACGCTGCCTTCATCCGAACCAGCGAGATGCTTCTGCCCTATGTGCAGATCAAGCCCGACATGCTCGATAATTTCGACTTCGATGAAATCTGCCGCGACATGGCGAGGAACGATGGTCTCCCCGCCCGCTGGCTCATGGAGGAGGAAATGGTCGCGCAACAACGAGCCGCCCGCGCCCAAGCTCAACAGCAAGCCATGCAGGCGCAGCAGATGGAGCAGGCCGCGAGCGCCCTTGGAAAAGCTGGCAGCGTCAAACAGGATTCCGCACTCGCCGGGATGCTCCCCGGCATGATGGGACAATCGTGATGGCACCCGAGGACAAAGCCGCTGCCCTTCGGCGTGAGCGCGAGCGCCAGAAGGTCACCAACGCCTACCATCGCTTGTTTGCAGGCAAGGACGGTCAGACCGTCATCGCCGACCTCAAGCACCAGTTCGCTACCGACTCACAGGTCTTCCTGCCTGGTTATGATTTCAACCCCGTGGTCGCCGCGCTGCGAGACGGTCAACGAGGCGTTGTCCTCCACATCGAAGCCATGCTCCGCAGGCCGGTCATCGCGGACGGCGACATCGAAGCCCCCAAACGCAAGGTCAAAAAATGAGCAAAAAAACCGAACCCAAAAAAGACATCCCACCCGCACCCGAAATGGAGCAGATGCTCGGCGACAAGACCCCTGCCTATGTCGAATGGATGCGCGATTACCACCCGCAGGAATTCGCGATCCGCTACGCCGGACGCCGCACCCATCTCGGTTACCACCCGCATCAAAACTGACGCGCAGTTTTGACTGATACCATTTATGGAAGACACCATCGATACCTCCTCCGAGCAGAGTCTGCTCGACACAGGAGCCGACAGCACCAACGCCGCAGCGCCCGCCGCTTCGGAGACGACCACCACCACCACGCAACCCTCTACTCCCTCGACCGGCTGGGTGAATCCAGACGGCACCTTCGGAGAAGGATGGACTAACAACCTCCCGGAGGATTCCGCCGCCTACAAGGACACCCTAGCGAAATACAAAAGCGTTCCCGACATGGCGAAGGCGCTCGCGAACGCGAATCAACTCATCGGGAAAAAACTCGGAGTTCCCAACGAGAAATCCTCGCCCGAGGAACACGCCGCTTTCCGCCGTGCGATGGGCGTTCCCGAGTCGCTGGAGGAATACAAGTTCGCTCCCGAGGCTTTGCCCGAGGGCATGACATGGAGCGACGACATGGCGAAGCCCTATGCCGAGATCGCGCACAAGCACGGCATTCCGCCCTCGGCCATGAAGGAACTCGTCGCGCAACACGCGAAGACCGAGATGTTCAAGCTGGAGGCGATCCAAGCCACCTACGAGAAGCAACGCACCGAGGCCGTGCAGACGCTCCAAAAGGAGTGGGGAAATGATTTCGGGAAGAACATTGGACTTGCGAAGCAGGCCGCGAAGATCGCTGGCGTGGATGCAAACTCGCATGGATTTTCCGATCCCGAGGTCGTGCGTGGATTCGTTCGCATGGCGCAAATGATGAGTGAGGACAAGGTCGGTCGCTCGATGGGCGGCACCGAGTTTATGACCGGCGCGGCCCGCGCCAAGGACATCATGTCGAACCCCGACAACACTTGGCACAAACGCTACATGGATGGCGACCGCGAAGCCGCTGCGCTCGTCACCTCCCTGCTCAAGCAGGGATGAAAAACTGCGGGGTAGTGAAAAGGTATCACACCAGTTTCATAATCTGGAATTCCGAGTTCGACTCTCGGCCCCGCTAATTTTTGACTAATACCTCGGAGTGTGCTACACACTCCTTCGTCAGAGCAGACACCTCCTCGTTGAGCCTGCTCCCTAATACCCGCCGCCGCTGACCCCAATTGGGACACTCGGAAAAGCGAAGGGAGCAAATGAACCATCAGTTTCGACTGATACCAACCAACTCAACACAAGGAGAAAAAAATGGCAGACCTCAATGGTGTTCTGACGAACATCCCCAACCACTTCACCACCCAGTTCGATAGCAACTGGAAGCACCTCGTTCAGCAGAAAAATTCCAAGCTGAAAGAATATGTGACCCTCGATTCCATCGAAGGTAAGGAGAAATCCTACAATCAACTCGACGCAACCTCGATGACGCAGATCACGGATCGCTCACGCGACACCCGCATCTCTGATCAAGCGATGGCCAAGCGTTGGATTCGCCCACTCAACTACGACTGCGCCAAACTCGTTGACGAGTTCGACGAGCAGTTCCTCGGCGAAGTTGTTCTACCGACCAGCCCGATCATCCAATCGCACGGCGCAGCTTATGCCCGCACCTGCGACAAGATCATCATCGACGCTCTCGGCGGCACTGCCTTCACCGGCGCGACTGGCACAACGGCCACCGTCCTGCCAGCAGGCCAGAAGATCGCAGCCAACTATGTCGAGTCCGGCACCGCCGCCAACAGCGGTCTCACCATTGCCAAGCTCCGCGCCGCGAAATTCCTCTTCGACAGCAATGAAGTCGATGAAGAGGAGGAGCGCATCATGGTTGTGTCCGCCAAGCAACTCCAAGACCTGCTCCGCACGGTCGAGGCGACCTCGGCAGACTACAACACGGTCCGCGCCCTTGTGGACGGCACTTTGAACACCTTCATGGGTTTCAAATTCCGCCGCTCCCAGCAGTTGCCGCTGGCTACCGATATCCGCTCCTGCTTCGCGTATGTGAAGAGTGGCGTGATCCTCGCCGAGCGTGGTCTCAAGACCCACATGG